AACGTACTAACTTCTAATGGCACTGCGTGGGCTTCATCGGCAAACCCTCCTCCGTTTGCAGCTGGAACAAAACTTATATTTCCCCAAGCAGCAGCTCCTACGGGCTGGACTAAAGACACGACCGCTGCCATTAATGATTCTATTCTTAGGTTTGTTACTGGGACTGGTGGGGGTTCTGGCGGATCTGTGGGGGTTAGTACATGGGCTGCACAGACTGCTACTGGGGCACACACGTTAACAACTGCTGAAATGCCAGCACACACCCATACACTCTCGGGCTCTTGGTCGGTTAGCGGCTCTGGACCTATTACGTTTACTTCTGGCGGTATAAATAGCAGCGGAGGTGTGTCCGGGCAGGCTGATGCCACCGGAGGAGGAGGTTCACACACGCACCCGCTTACCCAAGCCATTAAATACTACGACTCTATTATTGCGAGTAAAGACTAATGCCATCAACTTACGCAAATAACCTACGACTTGAGTACATAGCCAACGGTGAGCAATCAGGGTCTTGGGGTGATACAACCAACAAGAACATATGCTCATTACTAGTCGATTCTATAACTGCTGTAACTACAATATCTATCACCGGTTCTGGTAATTATATATTGACTGCTAATGCAGGTACTACCGATGAAGCTAGAACAGCAGTGCTAAAGTTTACAGGACTTCGTTCTACTGACTGTTATGTAACAGCCCCTGCTGTAGCAAAAACCTACATCATTGATAACTTTACTGATGAGCCGCTAGGTAGCAAGAACATAATCATGAGAACCACTGCTGGGGCTACAGCTACAGTCCCTTTTGGTAAATACACAGTGTACTGTGATGGGTTAGATTTCTTTGTGTCGACTGGGTTTGCAGCTGGCGGGGTAATAAACGGTAACGCTGCTACTACAGGCAACTTCATCGCTGGTAATAATCTAACAGCATTAGGAAATACAACACTAAAATCTACCCTTACAGGCGCATTAGTAGGAACTGCAGGGGTTGTAAGTGCCGTAGCTCCCGGCACAGCAGGTAATATACTATCGTCTACCGGTACTGCATGGGCTTCAACTGCTAATGCACCAGCTTTTGCTTCAGGAACACGTATTGGGTTTCAGCAAACTGCCGCTCCTACTGGATGGACTAAAGATACAACTGCGGCTATCAACGATTCTATTCTTAGGTTTGTCACGGGTACTGCAAGTTCTGGTGGTTCAGTTGCCTTTAGTACATGGAATGGGCAGACTGCTACTGGGGGATACACATTACAGATTGCAGATATTCCAAGCCATAATCACTTGACGTACACAGGTACAACCTCCGGTGCGGCTGGGGCTTCTAGTGGGATGTTTGTAGGAGCGCCATCAGTGCATTACCCTTCATCATATACAGGCGGCGGTGGCTCTCATTCTCACTCCTTAACACACGGGTTAAAATTCTACGACTTCATTATTGCGAGTAAAGACTAATGGCTAAAGATGCTAAGATTTTATGTCCTTTGATGGGTTCTGAATGCATCGAGGATGGTGCAGTACGTGACGGTGAGCTGGTCAAGTGCCGGTTCTGGGTGCATGTACAAGGTATGAATCCTCAGACAGGAGAGACAGTCTCTAATGGAGATTGTGCAATAGCTTGGACCCCTATGCTGCTGATTGAGAACTCCCAGCAACAAAGACAGACGGGTGCAGCAGTAGAATCATTTAGAAATGAGATGGTAAAAGCTAATGAGTCAAGTCAACAACTCTTACAAGCTACAACTAGAGCGGTTGGTATAGACGTAAACAGAATAGAAAAATTAATCTAGTAGCTAAGGGGTTTCATGACATGAACGATGCCGATGTAGATGCTGTAGCCCAACGACTCTGTGTACTACTAAGAGAGAACCGCAAGGACTTTTTTGTAGAGCCAGAGCAACATTATAATGACCATAGGGATATAGCTAGTCTGATCGCAGACTATAAAGCAGCTAAGAATATATTCTGGAAGGCATTCATAGGTCTTGCAGTTTTAGGTGGTCTAGTACTAGCCTTAATTGGTGTGAGCGCCCATAGATGAAGTTAAAGAAACACTCTAGGACTCTGTGGTTTAATGGTGTTATGGGGTTTATATCTGCAGCTTTACTAGGAGCAGAATTCTTTGCTGGTGTTGTTAAAGAACTAGCCCCCGCTTGGCTATACATATCCTTATTAAGTCTCTGCGCTGCTAACAACGCTGCTAATTGGTGGCTACGTATGCATACAGATAGTCCTGTAAAGTGATTAAGCCTAGTACAAGGCAGTCAGTAGGCGGGTTAGGAATTGGTGCAGCACTTCTAGTTTCAGTGATGATGCATGAAGGCTATACAGATAAAGCAGTAATACCCGTGCCGGGAGATGTACCTACAATAGGAGTTGGTAGGACTGAAGGAGTACATATGGGGGATAAGACTGAACCTGTGCGGGAAATGATGCTGCTGTTAAAGAACCTAGATAAGTACGGTAATGGCATTAAAGCCTGTATTAATGTGCCTCTATACCAATATGAGCTAGATGCTTTTGTAAGTCTTGCGTATAATATAGGCATAAATGCTTTCTGTAACAGTACTTTAGTGAAGAAGCTAAACGCTGGAGACTACTCAGGGGCCTGTGAACAGATAATGATTTGGGATAAGTTTAAAGGTAAGCCACTGAAAGGTCTAACTAATAGGCGTAATAAGGAGTACAGAACATGCCGGGGTTCAGCTTAATCGGGAAGATACGTCTAGGGCTTGAGCTGGCTGCTGTATTATTAGTTATTGGTTGGGTTTGGAATTGGTATAACAAAGCCCCTGTGGTGGTTGGGGAGTCAGTGCTAGGAGTTACAGCATCTGAGGTAGCTAGTGCGGGAGTTGAGGGTGTTGTAGTAACGATGCCAGTTATGACAGTGCGCGGGGGTAGGGCACTAAAAGAGAAGTTAAACCTACCTAAAGAAGTACAGAATAATGATAGTAAGAAAGTACTAGATTCGGTTGTAGTCCCAGAAGATGGGCATAGGCACAAAGTAACTCCAGTACTAAACACAGTAACAGGTAAGACAGAAACATTTGTAGAGACACTACCACTCCCGTGGTTTCAGTTTAAGACTGATGGTGCTGTAGGTGTATACACAGGTATATCGGATGTAGGTGAAGCAGCTAGGATACAGGCACGGCAGACGTTCTTTAGCGTAAAAGCCGTAGACTTTGGTGGCATAGCTTCAGTAGATCAACCTTATGGTGCTGCTAGTAACAACAGCAATGGGTCGGTTCCTACAAGATTCTTTATTGGTGTTGGCGCAGAATATAGGTGGTAAGTAGATGCCTTTACAGAAAATAGAGTTACGCCCGGGAATTAACCGTGAATCTACTACCTACTCTAATGAAGGTGGGTACTATTCTGGCGACAAAGTTCGTTTTCGTTCTGGATTCCCAGAAAAAATAGGTGGTTGGACACGCTTATCAAACAACAGCTTCCTAGGTACATGCCGTGCATTAGTTAACTGGGCCTCGCTGACAGGTAATAACTACTTAGGGGTAGGCACCAATCTTAAATACTATATTGAACTTGGTGGAGTCTATAACGATGTAACCCCCATCATAGCTACTAGTGTATACAACAGTAAGATGTCAGTGCCCTACACAACGCTAAATGGAACTATAGATGCAAGTGTTACATCACTAACACTAACTAGCGCAACAACATTTGCACCATCTGGGGTCATTAAGATTGACTCAGAGCAGATATATTATGGTTCTGTTTTAGGTAATGTACTGTCTTTATTATCCCGTGGGTATAACAGTACAACAGCAGCGTCGCATACAACTGGTGCTGGGGTAGGTACATCAACTATTACCTTTAATGATACTGATAATGACGGGCAGAATAATGACTTTATTACATTTACGGGCGCTGCTGGGTTTGCAGGTATATCCGCGTCGTTACTTAATGCAGAACACCAGATAGTAAAAGTTATTGACTCTTACTTTTATGTCACGCTATCTCAGACGGCATTGGGGACACTATCAACGGTAGCAATTACGGGCACCGCAGGTCAGTTCTCATGCACGGCTGCGCTTGGCGCGGTAGTAGTTGGTAATACTATAACTATCTCCGGTACTTATGGCGGTACAGGGTCTATCACAGGATACACTAACCCTAAGACGTATTACATAATTGCCGCCAATGTTGGGGGCACAACCTTTACTTTATCTGCTACACAAAACGGCCTGCCTATTACTACAACTGCCGGTACACCTACAGGGCTTACCTATACAGTTGACGCACAAGCCTTTTCTACATCGGCTCAAACAGGGGCATCATTAGCAACTATAGTAATTACAGGCACTGCAGGCACATTTACTTGCGCTGCTGCAACTCTAGCAGTGGGTATGACAGTGGGAGTTACCGGGGCTTATGCGGGTACAGGTTCTATAGTTGGTTATGCCAGCCCTAAGACATACTACATAATAGTCACCAATGGATCTACAACATTTACCTTGTCTGCTACTCCCGGTGGTGCTGCTATTACAACTACGGCGGGTACACCTACAGCTTTTGGGTCCGGTGGTCCTTTGTTTGGAGTTAACGGAGGGGGTACAGTAACATTAACATACCAAGTACATGCAGGCTTAGACATATATACAGTGGGTTTAGGTTGGGGGTCTAATGTATGGGGGCGTAGCACATGGGGCAGTGCTGGTACTACAGGACTAGGGCAGCAGCTTAGACTATGGACCCATGATAACTACGGTGAGGATTTGATATTTGCACCTAGAAGCGGGGCTATATACTACTGGGCTTCTTCTGGAGGAACATCAGCTAGAGGGGTAGCATTAAGTACGTTATCTACTACTAATGGGTTTGATGGTACGTTTGTACCCCATACTACCAATCAAGTTATTATGTCAGGTGATTCTCGTTTTGTGGTATGTCTTGGAGCTAACTCATACGACCCTACAGACTCAAATACAGCATTTGATCCAATGATGGTTCGGTGGTCAGATCAAGAAAGCCCATACCAGTGGGTGCCAGCAGTTACTAATCAGTGCGGTGAGTATCGACTATCTAGTGGTTCGTATATAGTTTGCGGTCAGACAACTAGGCAGGAGACACTTATATGGACCAGTAATGCCTTGTACTCCATGCAGTATCTAGGGCCACCCTACGTATTTGGTATTAATCTGATGTCTGGAGAAAGCTCTATTATGTCTCCTAGGGCTATGTTTACTGTCAATAATGTTACTTACTGGATGGGTACTGATAAATTCTATTCTTACTCAGGACGGGTAGAGACACTACCGTGTACCCTAAAGCAGTACATATTTAATGATATAAATAGGGATCAGTCATACCAAGTATTCTCCGGGGGTAACGAAGGCTACAATGAGATCTGGTGGTATTACTGTTCGGCAAACTCTACTACGATTGATCGGTATGTAATATACAACCACCTAGAACGTATTTGGTATTATGGAATGTTGGATAGAACTGCATGGTTAGATAGTTCGCTACGGCCTTACCCTATGGGTGCTGACTATAATAACCGTATCCTATACCATGAATCTTCTTCTGATGATGAATCAGGTACCACCCCAGCAGCTATCAGTGCGTATATAGAGTCATCTGACTTTGATATTAGTGATGGGCAGGCTATTGCTTTTGTATGGCGTATGCTACCGGATGTAACTTTCATAGGATCTACACCACCAGAAGGTGTACCACCGCAGGTTATATTATCGTTAGAACAACGTCGTAATTCAGGTGCAGGCTATGGCCCTGCAAATGCTCCCCTAATTACATCAGATGTAACAATAACAGGAACTGGGGTTAGTCGGACAGCTACATCAGTTAGTACAATGTTCAATACTGTAGCAATTGATGCAACTGTTATTCAGCCTTTACTGTATGCCTTACAAACTCCAACGGGCACATGGAATATAACAGCTAAGACTTCTAGTTCTGTTGTGACAATTACTACCCCTAAAGGTTATGTAAATGAAACTGCTGTGTTAGGTAAGCTGTGGACCAAACCGACAGTAACTAGAACTGCCTCATACCCTATTGAAGAATTTACAGGGCAGGTGTACACAAGAATCCGTGGTAGACAGATGCTCATGCGTATAGAATCAGAAAGGCTAGGAACTAGATGGCAGTTGGGTTCTGTTAGAATTGATATTCGTACTGACGGCAGGAGATAATATGGCATCGTCTATCCCACCAGTAGGACCAAACTTGCAGTTAGCTTCGGCAGAATACGATCCTAGACAAGCAGACCAACTAGCAAAACAACTGAGGTTGTATATGAATACTGTAGGTAATGCTAGTGGTGGTAGTAGTAGTAGTGGTAGCGGTAATGGTGCGTCTAGTACTCTGTTATGGATAACTTGGGGGTGTAACTAATGGCCTACCAAGACATCACAGGCATACAGATAGCACAAGCAGAAGTAACTACGGGGTACACAACTATATACACTGTAGCGGCATCTCAACGGCTGTATATAAAATGCGTAGATGTGTGCAATACAAGTGGGGCTGCTACTACATTTACTATGCACTTAGTGGCAAACGGCAGTTCAGCGCTCGTAGCAAATGCATTATTTTATGGTTCATCTATTGCTGCAAATGATAACTTACAGTGGACCGGTACTCAGCTGATAGACGTTGGTGCTACGATACAAGTTAAAGCCTCAGCTGCAAACCTAACTGTTACCATTAGTGGTGGAATAGCCGTATAATATACGGAATTAATAGGGAGTTTTTATGAGTTTACATCCAGACGTACAAAACCTAGCTGCCCAAGGGCGTAATGGTGACTCGATGCTTTTGCATGTCACCCCCGATGAGGTTCAAGGGCTTCATCAGTTAGCTCTGATGCATGGTACTAAGATGACTATAAACCCAGTAACGGGACTCCCTGAAGCTAACTTCATGAAAGACTGGCTACCTGTAATTGTTGGTGGTCTAGCTACTATTGCTACAGGGGGAATGGCAGCTCCTTTCATGATTGGCGCGGGTGCTCTAACTGCCTTTGGTACCAGTATGGCGGTAGGTAACAGCTTTAAGAAATCACTGTTTACTGGTCTGATGGCAGGTGCTGGTGGTGCATTAGGTGCTGGATTAGGGGCAGCGGGGGGAGCGGCGGCGGGGGGAGTAGGGACAACAGTAGGGACAGTAGCAGCAGAGGCAGCTCCGGGTGTATTTGGCACGCAAGGGCTTGGAATAGCATCACAAGCGCTGACAAAGGGGATAAGTGCAGGGGCTACTGAAGCTGCTGCTGGCGGGTTGCGTGGGTTTGCCTCAACACAAGGAGCTAATCTAGCTTCCGGTGCTGGTAGGTTTGGGGCGCAAGAAGCACAAGCATTGATGAGAACAGAAGCACAACAAATAGCACAAAATGCAACGCAAAAGTCATTTCAAGAAGCAGGTAAGATAGCAGCAGACAATGCAAGAAGGCCGATGATTAATCAGTTTGGGCAAATGATAGACCCTGCAAAAATTAGTAGTGTACAAACAGGTATAGGTCAAGCAAGAAGCCTGACAAATGCACAGGCAATGGCTAATCCTGAGTTTAGTCGGGTAGCTTCGCTCCAAGGATTAAAACCCGGATACACAGCGCCTATGGGTCAGCCCCTACCAGCAAGTATTGGCCCTGCAAGCTATGGCGCTCCACCTTCTTCTATCATGCCACCTCCTTCTATTACACCACCTGCTCCACAAAGTTATATGAGCGGTGTAAGCGATGCACTCTCTGCACAAGGAAGAGGGGTTAATAAGCTGTTTGAGCCTGACGGGTTTAGTAAGTTTGCATTAGAAAATAAAACAGCGTTAGCTGGGTTAGGCATAGGGGGTATTGGCATGATGTCATCTGACCAACAAAAACTTAAACCTGCTACAGCGCATGGCGATTACTATAGCTACCCCGGATTTACCCAAGGGTACGATCCTACAGGCGGTGCGTCAGGACAGCAATACTTTAACTATGGTTATGGAACCCCAACAGTAACCCGTTATGCTGAAGGTGGTAGTATAGGTGATGAAGTAAATAATGTTATGTACCCGCAAAGTCAGCTACCCACAGGTACTGTAGGTCAGTATGGTAATAGGTCAGCTGTTCCAGTCCCTCGTGAGGTTGTAGAAGCGCAGGATGCTGTTGTTAACCCATTCACAGGGGCAGAAGGTATGGCTGCTGGTGGTATTGCTACACTAGGTGGATACTCTGATGGTGGTAGATTAACCCAAGGTCCCGGGGATGGTGTATCTGATTCTATCCCTGCATCTATAGGCGGTAAGCAACCAGCTAGATTAGCAGATGGTGAATTTGTAATACCTGCTAGGATAGTGTCAGAGATAGGTAATGGATCAACTAAGGCAGGGGCTAAGAAGCTATATGCTATGATGGACCGTATACAGAAAGCCCGGAGAAAGACTAAGGATATTGCAGCTAATACTCGTGCTGAAAGGTTTATGCCAGCCTAATGTCAATGCAGATTTCACTCGTTCCTGTAGAGCATATAGAAAGTGTATGGCATTCAGTAGAGCGGTATATAGCAGATGCATTATCTTACTACCCCGGCAGATACACGGTGGAAGATATAAAGATAGGTTTACTAACAGAGCCACGACAGTTGTGGCTAGCCTTTGATGGCGTTGTTATATATGGTGTAGTTGGTACACATGTTGTGACATACCCTAGGATGCGTACGTTGTTTATGCATTTTATAGGTGGGGATGAAGGGTTGACATGGAAAGCCCCCATGCTAGTGGTACTGCAGAGGTTTGCTAGAGATAATGACTGCAAGCTATTAGAAGCACAAGGACGTACTGGATGGAAGAAGATATTTGAGAGTGATGGGCTAAAGACACGTTCCATCTGTTTTGATATTCCTGTGGAGTGATTATGACATACACTAATTTTGAGTTTAATAACGGTCCTGATGCGCGGGGGTTTCAGTTAGAAGGTGGGAGGATGCGCCTTTATATGGGTGGTAGCGCACAAGCACCTGGACCTACTAATACATCTTCATCACAGACTACGATTCCTGAGTACGCTAGACCGTACATGGAGCGACTGCTTGGTCAGACTGAAACACTGACTGACATAAACAAAAACCCTTATAAGATGTACAAAGAAGGGGACCCTAATGCTAGAGTAGCTGGGTTTGATCCTATGCAGACACAAGCATTTAGTAATATTAGTGGTATGACACCTTCATCCCAGCTAGGCGCGGGGACGGGTATGGCTACTGCTGGTGGTATGGGGTCATTATCTGCTGGGCAGAACTATCAAAACATGGCTACTGACCCTAATTCAATGGCTGCATACATGAACCCCTACATGAAGAATGTAGTTCAGTTCCAGCAAGATCAGAATGCTAGAAACTACGGTATTCAACTGCAAGCACAGCAAGCACAAGCTGTAGGACAACGCGCATTTGGTGGAAACAGGCAGGCGCTAGCTCAGTCAGAAGGCACTAGGAATCTTGGATTTACCCAAGCACAGACAGCCGCACAAGGTTCACAGGCTGCTTATGATGCTGCTCGTCAGGCGCAACAGTTTGGCACTACTGCAGGTCTGCAAGGAAGTCAGCAAGCCATTGGTGCAGCTAATACCTTAGGGCAGTTAGGGCAGACACAGTATGGGCAGCAGATGGGGATCAACCAAGCCATGCAAACTGCAGGTACTACGAAAGCAGCTAGAGAACAAGAGCTGAAAAACATTGGGTATGAAAACTACCAAAATCAGCAAAACTACCCCTATAAGCAGATCGGGTTTATGTCTGACTTACTGCATGGTGGTCCTTTATCCCAGACAGCAACTACTGAGTATGGCGCAGCACCAAGCCTGACAAGCCAAGCAGCCGGTTTAGGGTTGGCGGGTTTAGGTATATCACAAGCGCTTGGTAAATCCTAGGAGCAATTATGCAATCGTCGATGACACCTATTAGTACCCCTTCTCCCGAGGCAATGTACAAGAAGTACACTGATCTTAGTACGCTTCATGATCCACGTGTAGATGCAGTGCTGAAGAGGGCAGCAATGGGGGGTGATCCTAACTACCCGCAGGTATACGCTATCATGGCTATACAAGCTCGGACTGCTGCTAAAGGTCAGGCACAACAAATGCAAGGTGCACAAAGTGCGCAAGGTCCACAGCCTACAGTAGCTCAGAATGTCATAGCCCAAGCAGCCCCAGTAGAACAAAGAATGACGCAAGGAATGGGGTCTTTGCCTGTAGATGAAAGTACTTTCCATGCTGCTGGTGGTGGTATGGTGTCGTTTGCTCACGGCGGTAATACATCTAGTCGGGGTGATATGTATCAGTCCCCAGAACACAAAAAGTTAGTAAAGAAAGCTGCCGAAGCAAAAGCAAGAGCATTAGCTGAGTTTGGTGCATCACAAACTGGGTATAACTTCCCTAGCGAATATGTTTCTCCAGCGGGGGATGGAGTATCTTCACCTGAAATGAATGCTATGATTGATGCTAGTAGAAGGCAAACCCCCCAAGCACCTGCTGCGTTTTCTCCAGAGCAGATGCAAGCATTGGGTCAATCACAAGGGGCTCCAGAGCAGCAGGCAGATAATACAGAGGCAGTCGCCCGTACAAGGTCTATGTATAATGTAGCACCACCAGCATCCCCGGGTGTCGAGCGTGTTGCAGACCCTAGATGGAAGGGGATAGAGGGTGCTAGAGCAGGATTAGATGCATTAAATAAACAGCCGGAAGGGGCTAAAGCTGCAAGTGCAAAAGCCTCGTCTGATGAAGCTCCTGACGCTAGCACCAGCGGTAAGAAACCAGCTATAACAATGGCTAAGTACAACAAGTTAGCTGCTGAAGGAGTAGAGAACCGAAAGAAACCCGCACCAGAAACCAAAAAAGACATCAAAAAAGATGACAAAAAAGGTGCTGATAAAGGCATCACTGCGCTGAAAACAAACGTTCCACAAGCAGAGAAAGATATAGCTGCTGAAACTGCAGCCCGTTACCATAAGATGGTAGGTGAAGATCCTGATGCTGTTGATAGAAAGGCACGGATGGAAGCACTAGGGTTAAGCAATGCAGAAGCAAAACGCAAAGCCCCTTGGATGGCACTAGCTAATGCAGGGTTTGGTATGATGGCTGGCCCATCGCAGTACGCAATGCAGAACATAGGTGCAGGTGCTCAACAAGGTCTTGCCTCCCTAACAGAACAACAGAAAGATATGGTTAGAGCCCAAGAACGCCACGCTGCAATGCAAGATGCTATTGGTGAAAGAGACTACGCTAGACGGGCTAAGGGTGCTGAGTTGGGTATGACTACAGAAGCGGCATCTAAGAAAGCAACACAGGATGAATCGCAGTTTGCTAGAGATATAGCAAGCCGTGAGAAAGTTGCAGGTATAACTGCTGCAGGTATGCAAAGTAGAATAGGTGCGCAGGAAACAGGAATTATGCTGCGTGGCCTAGATAAAGCACTTGTTGCGGCAAATAATGAACTGATGCTTGCTACTACCAAGAAAGAAAAAGATGCAATTAAGGCTCGTATAGCAAGTCTAACTACTCAGATGAATCAGTACTTAGGTATGGGTGATATGCAGGCGGGTGCACCTGTAGGTGGTTCGCTTGTAGCCGACAAATCGGGAATGATGAATTACACCCCTGCAAGTTAATCTAAGGAGTACGCATGCCTATTGTCAACATCAAGGGGATTGGGCAGGTACGATTTCCCGATACAATGTCCCAGCAAGCAATCATTGGGGCTATAGAAAATGACATCATCCCGCAACATGAAGCCCGTATTAAACCCGCTGAGTCTATGCGAGAGTCACTTGTTGGCGGGGCAAAGCGCGGGTTATCCTCTATCCGTACTGCAATATCAGCTCCTTTTGACGGTGGGCAAGAAGCAGGGTTGGCTGGACTCGAAAGACAAAAAGAAATAGAAGAGAAGCCCGGTGCTAGCCTAGACTACCTAAAGTATATACACGAAACCCAAGGTCCTTTAGCCGCAGCAAAAGAACTAGCCGCACAAACCCCTAGAGCAATTGCTGAACAGGTGCCAAACCTAGCCGCTATGGGTGCTGGTGCTAAAGCAGGTGCTATGGCAGGTGCTAGACTACCACTACCCTTACAAGGCAGAGCTATTGCTGGGTTACTTGGTGGTGCTGCAGGTGCATTCGGTACATCATTTGGCCCACAAGCCGGTGCTAACATTGAGCGTCAAGCCCAAGAAGGCAAGCAAGTAGACCTAGCGTCTGCATATGGCACAGCAGTACCACAGGCGGGTATTGATGTAGCTACAGCGGCTCTTGCTTTGGGTAAGGGCTTTGGAAAGATGCTGGGTATTGACTCCCGTCTACTTGGTACACCACAAGCAGAAGCACTAGCTGTACAGAAGCTAGCACAAGAATCAAAGAAGATGGCATTTGCTAAGGGTACTGCTAAGATGGCTACGCTAGAAGTCCCCGGCGAAGTTATACAGCAAGCACTAGAACGCTACCAAGCAGGTCTACCCCTTACTACCCCTGATGCTATTAAAGAGTACACGGATACTGCATACCAGACTGCACTGATGGGTCCTGTTGGTGGTGCTAGTAGGTTGGCAGAACGCAGTTCAGCTATTAGCAAGCAAGAAGAAAAGGACTTTGCTGAAGCCGAGGAAGCCGCACGGATAGAAGCAGCTAAAGCTAAGGCAGCAGACGAGATAGAAAGAGCTAAGAGTTACGAGGATCAAACTAAGGCTGACATGGCTGGCTTTGGGGCTGCTAAGAATGAGATGGCAGAGCAAGATACTAAGGCCAAGCAAGTTGAAATGTTGCTACAAACAGATCAAGGAACCCAGCACCTGAAGGATAACATCGCATTCTACCTCCCCGGAAAGACGATAAAGGATGTAGTAGCGATGAAGAAGCAGATGACCGATCAGGCAACTGGGGTAGGTGTACAGGAAGAGATGTTTGCTGGACCTAGAGGTCAACTACCTACGCAAGAAGAGGAAGTACCAGATGTATCAACCGAAGGTCAAGGAGAGCTATTTACTGAAAAAGGTAAACCCGCTGTAGGAGCTATGCAGGTTGATCCGCTGGTTATTAATGAGGACATGCTTGATACATTTGGCATAGCAGGCAAGAAGGTAAGAGCTGACCTGACTAAGTATGGTGATCTAACTGACCCAGAGAATGTAGCAGAAGCTAAGAGCATACTAGAGGGCTACGCCGGAAAAGGTAATATAGAGGGGGCAATTGCTCACCTAGATGCAGTTGATGCTGAACATAAGAAGCTGCAAGCACAGCAAGAGCAAGCACAGCAGGATGACCAACAAGCTACTGACACCAGATCAAAACAACTGCAAGGGCAGGGGAAACCAACGCAAGAAGCCTTCCAGCAAAAGGCTGAACAGGTACGTCAGAAGATACAAGACTTTACTGATGCTGAGAAGCGCCAGCCCACGCAAGAAGAAATAGATGATATGTATGCGGAGCATGAAGCGGAGTACGGTAAGCCGGAGGTTATAAATGAATCTGAGGGACAACAAACCGCTACTAAGGATCAACGCAAACTTAGTTCTAACAAACCACGAGCTGTCAAGCGCGTGGAAAAGCCTGTACTTCCAACGGCAACCACGCCTAAAAAAGTTGTTGTGCCTAACAAAAAGGCAGTGGGTGTTCCTCGCGGAGCTACTAACGTCAGAGCTACAGGAGCTGTCCCAAGCACAGGAAAAAAACCAAGTGCATTAAAAGAAGCACCCGCTACCCCAGCTACTAAAGTACCTCAAGGAGCAGCGGGTAAGATATGGAATGCTGAATCAGGTGGTGTAGCGTTTGACTCGCTTGAAAAGGATACGCAGCAATTAGTAAAAGAAGCACACGCCGATGGTTATCTAAGCGCAAATGAGATCACCCGACTGAAAAACTTTGATAGAAACACTAAAATAGCTAACAAGCACAAAGCAATAAAGTTTGAGGGAGAAGCTGAGGACTTAGCAGGGGATGTGTTTGGTGTTAAGAAACCTGCCACAAGAACAAACAAGAAAAAGCCTGAGTCCCAAAAACCCGGGAAGGTAACTATTACTAAACCAGAACCCGAACCCGAACCTCAATCATCACAGGAAGGGGATACAACAAAGAAGGAAGAAGCAACTACTACCGATGAAATAAATAAACAGGTCAGTACGCTATTCACACCACAACAGCTTAAGGATAACCCCCCTGTTGTTGTAAACACCCATGCAGAACTACCAGCGCATCTACAAGAAGCTGCTAAGAAGTCTAACTCTAAGGCATTTGTGCATGAAGGTAAGGCATACTTTATAGCTAGTGCAATGCGTAAGGGTGCTGAACGTGGGACTATCCTGCATGAGATAGGTGCACACTTAGGGCTTGAGAAGCTAATAGGTAGAGACAGAGTTGCAAAACTAGCCAATCAGATAACTGCATGGGCAGCACAAGTTCCCGTAGGTAAAGCCAAAGCTACCAACGAGCATCTGATTGCTAAAGAAGCTATAGAGAAAGCAGATCTGTCAGGGGAGAAGGGCGACAGGTACAACCAAGAAGTAATTGCGTACTTTACTGAGATTGCTGTTAACAAGTACAAGATTGATCCCCTCAAAGGTCAGCCTAAGGAACACGGTAAGGTTGCTGGGTGGTTGAAAGAGCTATGGGCTGGGATCGTAGCTACACTGTCTAAACTTCATATGTCCCCAAGCAAGTTGAAGTCTGCTGATATTGTAGACCTAGTGTATGGTGCTGCACGTATATCAAACACAGGGGTAAAGCAATCACAAGCAACTAGCACCCCGGAAGCTATCCTAAACTCCGTAGGGGAGTCACTAAACAGCATGCCATCTTCTTCACCTAAGCTAATGGAAGATGCTCGTGATGCGCTCTCTACCGTACCTAGCACTGTGCGTAAAGCTGCTTTACGGTTCTACAGCATACCTAATATGATTGCGCAATACGGAGGCATACTCCCTTCACTAAAGAAGTTACTGCACACCATAGAGCAGAGGGCTAATGACTCAGACCATAGACGGTCGATAGTAGATAAGCTAACTCACAAGGGTGTATCTCTGCTGAAGAAGTACCCTAAACAGATAGTACGTAAGTTTAATAAGGTAGCATTCGAGCTATCAATCGCAAACATTGATCCAACTAAAGATGAGAACAAGGATCATGAGCTAGTTAAGATATACCAATCCCTGCCTAAGCCTTTGCAAGACCTAGGTAATGAGTATGCTGCCGAGTACAAGA